ATTCAATGTTGTTGGCTCTACGCCCGTTGGATTCGCAGCACTTGTTTGTAATCGGCTCATCCAATCATCCATTGTCATTTGCCCGGCTGGTTTAGTTTCACCTGCCATCGCTGTTTCTCTTCTTGCATCTTGTTGTCTTGCTTTAACCGCGTCTGCTTCCATTTTCTTTTGTCTAGCAATCATCAATTGTTCCTCAGTCATACCACTTTTAGCATCGTATATTTTTTGTTGACGTTCTATATTTTCTATTCGCTTTTTATTTTTCTTAGGGTCTAAATCATCAGTTATCTCAGGTCTGTCCACACCATTAGTTGCACTTCTAGTGTCAGCACCTGCTAAACCTTCTTCATCATATCTAGAAGGGAAGTATTGAGTAAAATCAGTTTCTGCATCGCTTTCAGCACTCATGTTGTTCATTAATGATGCCAAAAATTGTTCTGACTCATCTCCTTCTCTTCTATGTTGAACTCTTTTATCAGGATTATTTCTAAAGTATTCCAACATCTTTTCTTTTTGTGCTGGTGTTTCTACTTCAGCACCTCTAAAAGATGTAGCCAATCTTTGTGGTTGGAACTTACCCTCAGGAGTCAAGCCCGTAGGATATGGATTACCACTTTGATTTGACCTACTTTGTGCAGGTGAACTGTCTTGTTCAGGTAGATGTGGTAAGAGAGCCTCTATGCTTTCTGCGGTTACAGGGAAATTATTATCCTGTAATAATTTCATCGCTTGCATAACTTTTTGCATATTCAAACCATCAGAAGTAGGCTGTTGAGTTTCTTTTGGTAAAATTGGTGCAATTTTTGGTGGGGTAGAAGCGGCTTGGGGTGTTTTTTTGGATTTTGGCTTCCTAAAGTCAGACCGCTTCGCCCCAACTATCTCAGTAAGCCCATGCTTTTCAGGGTTTTGTTGCATGTCTAAGACTAATTTTTGTCTTAATGCTTCTTTTTGATGTTCAGGAATGTCCATACCGCCTTTGATACCATCTTGAATCATTCTAAAGGCTCTTTGACCTATAGTACCTTTGAAGCCATCAGCATGTGAGACAAAATTAAGTGGTGCTTCTTCTTTAGAAGGTTTATCAATTTGTTTTAGACCAAAATCATTGAACGTGTGGTCGGTCATATCAGGTATATTTAGAATATCATTTTCTATCTTTTTTCGATAATCTTCTCTTTGTTCTTTAGTTAAATCTTTAAGATTTATACCTAATTCTGCAAACTTTTGATTCATTAGTCTGTTAGCAAATTGACCCGCAGTGCCTTTGAATCCTGTTTCGGGATGGTGGACATATGTTTTTTTGTACTTTCTAGATAAGTAATCTTTCCTTTTCTTTCTTGCTTTCAAGACTTCAAAAAAATCACTCATTCTTTCACCCCTAAATTGTAATCCATTGGTTTTTTACAAGTAGCACAATTTTCCCTCCACATGAAATGAAGCATACCACAATGAGTACATCTAGTACCCGATTTGATGTTTAGAACATCAGATGCTTTTTGAGCATTGGCTCTTTGTTTAGTGATAACACCCTTCAAAGGATTTTTGTTAGGATGGTAATGTTCTTCTGCTCTTACACCTTGTTTTTGAAGTCTTTCTATATCTTCAATATCTAAGTGCTTTAAGCCAAAACTCATTCATTATCCCACCAATCATTCTTTCTGATATACCACTAAAAATATGTTACCTAATACTGTTATAGGTTCAACAGAAACTATTTTTGCACTAGCATAACCACTTAATGCTTCTATGTCCGTTGTCATGCTAGTGCTTAACGCACCGTCATTACCTGCCCCGGAAAACTCCTTAGGGCTATATGGGCCAATAACTTGTATTGCTTTAACCATTTATTTCACCGCCTTAACTGCGGCGACCAAATGCGTACCATGTACCGTCTTGTCCGGCTACAGTTTGTAATACTAATGTTGAACCGTTAATCAATGTAAAAACACCGTCAACCCCCGCCCCTGTGCCAGCAGTAGAAGAGCCAGCATTTGCGCCAGCCCCCACTATTGTTGCAAGCATAGAAGAGAGGTCAATGTTTCCACCTGTATCGCTTCCGCCATTAGTGAAAGTTCCTGTTACCATCATAAGGTCGCCTATGTAATGCGGTCTTGTATCTTGTGTACTTGTAAATGCCATTTTATTTTCACTCTCCGTTTTCTAATGTTTCTGTTTCTATCGGTGCTTCAACCGCTTCTTCAACTGCCTCTTCTACAACAGGGGTAGGGGCAGGTGGGTTTAGAGTTTCCTCAACTAGTGTAAGTAAACCACTCTTTGTGGTATAGCCTCTAGAAATTGTTACATTTCTTTCAGTTAACCATGCTTTTATGTCGCTGTTTCTCCATCCAGCATCAGGGATGCCATCTAAACCAGCGTCTATTGTTACACCTTCATCACCGATTAAAGTGAACTTTGGCTCTCCGATGACTCTACGCCATTCATCAACCCAAGTTTGACTGACTTCTTTCTCTTCTCCGCGAGTGAAGTCAGTCATTCTTGGGTCAGGACATCTACCGTAGAATGAAGGCCCATTGTATCTTATAATAGGCATTCAAAACCACCTTAATTGTATAGTACAAGTAGTTGTCCGGCTGTTACTGCGCCACTTGTTGCCATTGTAATTACTAGACCACTAGTGGTTGTTGCTAATGTTTGTGCGCTTGCTGCTGTGCCGTTTGAAGCGAACACTCCAAGTATTGCACTTGCACCACCGCTTAATGTCACGGTGTTAGTATTTGCTACTGTTCCTAGTGTAATTATTGCCATCTTAGGTGCTGCGTCATATCCGTTTGCACCGTCTGAGTTTGAAGCATTGAAAGTACCCGGACCACCGCCCGGATAACCTACGTCTGCTGCCCCGTCTAACCACTCAGTGGTGTCATGAGAACCTGCTCTAAGTTCCCATGCACCGACTAAGGTTGCTGTCATGCTTCCACCTGCTGCTGTTACTGTTAATGTATCTGCCATATCTTATTCCTCCTGTATCTTCAATTCTCCACGAATCTCAGACTAAATCCCTCACTGAGCCTTGCGCCCCAAAGAAAGTAGTCCATACTTCACCCATAGTTCGGTAAAGTCCTTCCTGTCCTAGTCTGTTAATTGCGAATGGGTCGCCTGTTTCGATACCGGACTCAAAGTATTGAGTCGGGATTGCTGTACTGAAGTACATGTAATCAGTGTCTAAGAAGTATAGACGGCTGATTCCACCATCATCAGGCATATCCTTTGTTGGTATGATTGGTACACCGTTGTATGTTGCTACGATGAAACCTGCTTCGATTCCGGGTACACCCTTCACACCGTTGTAGGTAGGGGTAACTCTCTTCTCTTCCATGAATCTCTGTTGTGATTGTAGAAGTTGTTGTAATCTCATTAGAGTATCGTAACCTGTTAGAATAACCTTAGGGTTTCCACCACGTTCCCAAATACGCTGGAATAGCGTATCTAAGTGGTCTAAACTAAAGGTTCTGCGGCTTGCATCTGCTGTATCAGCAGCACAATCCATTTCAGCGTGACTCCATGAGTTAGCACTTCTATCAATTGAATAGATGTCTAAGTCAGCAGCAGCACTAACGTGTGCATTACTGCTTGATGTTTTCAATCCTGTCAATCCTGTTGTACCTGCATCAGCAGCAGTAATACGGTCTAATGACTCAAAGTTGTTTGCTGCTGGTGTGTCAACATCGCCTAATAGCATTTTATTTACCATTTCAGCGTGGTGTTTACCCATTTCTTCTTTCAGAACTGCTCTGATGTCTCCAAGACCATCATCACGGTCTGCTAGGAAAATTGCTGTTTCAGACATATCGAATGTGTGAGCAATTGTCTTAGGTTTTGCACCGATGTGTTGGAATGTAGGTTTTACAGTCTCAGGTAGTGTTGCGTTTTCTGCCACTCCACCATGTAGAGCACCGCCGTTAGGCTTTGCAGTAATAACACGCCATCCGCTTCTATCCCACGGTTTCTTAGGTAGTATAGAGAACGCATTGAACTCTTGGTTCAGTTGTGACCATACTTTTCTACCGTAGATTGCTTGGTAAGTACCAGCGGTAGTTGATAGCATAGGGCTATCAGCCTTAAGTAATTCACTACCTGTGTAAGAGTAACCCATTGAGTTACCTGCACCGTAGTAGTATCTTTCCATATCAGTTATTGTTCGTACATAATCTCTTGCCATTTATTTCACTCTCCCCTGTCAAAAGCCCTGTCTGCTAGGGCGTGAACCTCATCCCATGACATTTTGTGCATGTCCTGAGTTGATGGAATAGTTACTTGTGGTGTTGTGTCTGCACTCTTAGCGATGGTTGTTGTGCCATCTGCTGAAGTCATACCGTCAATTCTCGCATTAAGAGAGTTTAGAGCCTTCATTACTTCATCAAGTGGGCCGCGAGCATCAAATTGTTGTGCTTGTGCTTTTGCAATTTCTTCTTGCCTTTCGTTAGCAAATCGGTTTGCAAAAGTTGATTCTAGAGAACCGCGGAACTCTTGTTCCATAGCCGCTGCTTTGTAGACTTCATATGCTGCTTCTACATCTGCATCGCTTACTGAATCAGGTGTTAGGAAATCAGATTTCTTAACATCTTTCTTTCCGCCACTTCCTGTTGTACGGGAAATAGCATTAGTGGAAGGTGCGCCATTTTCTTGCGCTCGACCTTTGACTTGTGCTGCGAATCTTTCTGCACCATCGTCTTTTAGGTCTGAACCCAAGTTTGCTTTGTTGAGGTCATCGAAGTGTGCTCTTGCACCATCAATGTCTACACCACCGCTTTTTAGGGTGTTTTCCATCCAATCTAAGTAATCTGATGTGATAACGTCAGAAAACTCAGACTTTTCTTTATCGTCTTTATCTTCATCTTTCTTATCAGCAGATGCCTTTTCTTTGTCGTCTTTCTTTTCAGAAGATTCTTTCTTGTCTGCGATTGCTTCTTTGAGTGCTGGTGGCATAGAGCCTTTTTCCATAGCGTCAAGTCTGCCTTCTAGACGAGAGAGAACATCTCCCAATTGCTTCGTCATATCTTCGTTTTCTTCGGTCATTTTATTTCCTTCCTTTGTTTTATCTTGTTTTAATATTCTAAATGTTGCTTCAGGGTTTATTCCTTTTTCACAGATTGTTATTTCGTGTAATTCTAGTTTGCTGATTTCTTGGTAGTCGCCGTGTTTTGGGTCACTTTTTCTTACTCTTTTGAATGCCTGTCCACCGATGCTAAAACCTCTTAGTTTTCCTTTTCTGATTTCAGCAGCAACTTCTTTTGCTTTCTCGATGTCATCACGTAACTGTATTACTACAAACATTCCGACATCATCAACTTCGCTTTTCCATACCCTCCCTTCGCTATCTGTGTAATTTGGAATAACTTCTCCGACTTGTATATTTGAGTGTGCTAGTTGTACGTTTCTGTATTTTGGGTCGGTCATGAACTTTTTGAATCCGTCTTTCAAAGCGTTTTTTGTTATTAAATCCCCCTGTTTATCTACTAATTCTACGCTTGCGTACCCTGCCACTACCAAATCATTCCCTGCTTTGAGCAAGGTGATTGTATCGTCACCATAAAGACTTGCTGTGGATAACACACACCATAATGTATAATGCAATACTATATGAATGAAGCGGAAATCAATCTATTCTTTTTGTTTCCAATGCTTTCTTTTCTCTATTAGGGTACTTTTCAGGTTTCTCAGGGTCTTGTTGTGGTCTTTCTTTCATATCCCAATCAGGTAAAGAAGCCTCATTGGTAAGTTTAGTTGGCCCTCTAGGACTTTCTATATCACTACCAACATCAATACCTAAACCTTTTCCACCTGACATCGGGAAATGCCCTTTTTCTAAAGCATCCATGCTTCTTTCAATAATTTCTATAATATTTTTCATCATGTTTGGTTTGAGTAAGAGATTAGGGTCTTTCTTAGGTTTTAATATTCCAGCACTTTCTTGTTCCATAACTTCTGCTCTACGGTCTGAAATAACTTCATCATCTTCAGTATCATCTTCATCTTTTTCTTCTTTTACCATTTCGTAAAATGCTGGTCGCCAATACTTTTCTAAACTTTTAGTTAAAGTTAATGTATAGTCGCTATTGTTTAACTCTCCTAATATGGCCCGTGGGTTGATAGGTTCTTCATCAACAATATCAAACTTAACTATATCATGTTCATAATTGATAATAAATACATTTTCTTCTAACTCCATAGTAAAGGGTATGTGAAAGTCATCATCAGATTTAGTAAGTAAAATCCACTTAGGATGTTTTTCTTCCCCTTTCATATAAGTTGATTTAGCATCTCTAATAAGTATTTTACAATCTTTATTTTCACTTCTCAAATATTTTATTGCTTCTTCTAAACCATCTTCGTCTGTCATTCTTAGAGTAGAAGGACTAGGGATGAAAATATTTTCATGGCTATCAAATTGACTTCTTAATAATTTCATCCTTTCTCTTACATCCATGTCTGTTACATCGGTGTCATCATAATACATCAAATCCATCATAGTAATTCCTTTATCATTGAGAACGCCATCCATGATGAAGTTTTTACTTCCTAATTTTCTAATAGATGTACGCATAGAATCAGATAAACCTATTTTATCTCCATCGTTAGACTTGACTTCTATGAATGTACCCTTACGAGTAACTTTGACTCTTTGACCTACTTCCATAGCAGCAACAACCCAATCTCCTGTAAATCCTTTCAACTCTTCCACATTCTCATAATCGAAAACTTTGTGATAGGGGTCAAGTAATGGCATTTCTTTTGGTAAGTTTTTCAATAGACTACTATTGATTATCTTATCAAAACTAGTGGCTATAGTCTCATAGTTGACTGCTTCACCTATAGGATTTTCAGGACTAATTCTATCTAAATTACTAGTAGGACTAACATACATAGTGTCTAAACCCTGCTGATTTGCTAAACCTTGTATTTGTGATATGGTGTTTTCTCCATGCATGGCAACTAAACCTTCTTCCGAAGCGGGTATCATATAACTCTGTTGTGTGTTATTTCCCCATTGTGCGTTTCCATCTCTATCTATGTTCATACTAGTGCTTGAAGGAAACATTACTTTTCCCCTGTGTATTTTTTGAGCACTACTAGAATAATATAGATAGGGGTTTATACCATCATTAGAACGCACAGAATTAATTTTATCTGAGCCATGAATTATTTCATTTCTTGTTACTCTACCTACATCTTCGGTATTTTCAATATCAGGTGATGCACCCTCATCATAACTAACTAAACTATCCATGAATCTTTTAGTTTTACTAGGTATACCTGAATCTTTCACACTAGTTCCTTTGGATTCATTACCGTAAATATTTCTTGGTAATTGGTGATAATCCAAACCCCAATGTTCTAATTCATCTTTTGTTGCTTGACTTAACAACAAATGTTTTCTTGCTGGTATACGATTCAAAAGATGGCTTTTATCTAATGCTAGATTTTTTCTACCCTCACCGTATGTAGATTGGTTAAGTTGTTCTTCATAATGTTCAATCATACTTTTGTGGTCTTTAACGTGGTCAGGAACATGCTCTCCTTGTGCTAATAAATTACCCATAGTAGTAAGGTGTGTTTTACCTGATTGTAACACCCCTTCTATTAATTTTTTATTGTAATTTGAAGGAGGTATACTTAGTTTTTCAAAAAGTTCATTAATATATTCATCTTTATCTTCTCTTTCTAAATCTAGATTTATACCGTTATCCCTCACACTTTGAGCCATATCACGATGTGGTGATTGACCCAATTTAGTTTGTATACTATCAGTCTCTATTTCATTATGAGTCAAACCTAAACTATTTTTCCCATGTATTGAACCATCCGAGTGTAAAGCAAATAACTCAGCATCGTGTAATGCTTGTGCTGAATCAATTAAAAATTGAGATGGGTTATCCAAAGGAAAAGCATCGGGGTTTGCTTTTTTCATACCCGGTATGATGTGCTCTCTTGCTATGTCATGTATAGCGTCTAAATCTGATTTTTTCTCTCTTAGATTTCTTAGCATGATTCCATTTTCTGCACCTAAGGATGTATCACTATCATCAATATTATTCATTTGGCTAATTATTTCTAGTTTTTGATTTTCAAGTTCTTGGTATCTATCAGTAAGATGTTCTTTTTCTACTTCTGAAAGACCAACTATATTATTTTCTTCTTGTAACACAGAATAATTTAGTTCTTCAATTATTTGTTCCATGTCTAAATTAAGTGTTTTCATTTGCTCATCCTCAGAACGTGCAAATATATTTTTATCAGTCATGAATTGCAAAAAGTCTGATTTATCACCAATATTAGGTAAAGGAACTTTTCCTTCTATGAATAAATCTTCTAAACCATACATAGAAACAGGTGAGCCTAATTTTGTTCTTCCCGTTGCTATGTCTTTATCACCCGGATTATGACCTATGCCTCTTAGTATAGAATCTCTAAGAATACCCGATGAATTGGAAGATATACTAGTATCAAAAGTATAACCTAGTGTACTACCTACTCTAGCAGTTGGGTTTGTATTACTATGTAATCCGTTATCGGCCATACCAATACCCAAATGCGATAACTTCCCAATCTCAGAGTTTTTAATCTTATGAGATACACCCGGTGTTCTACTATGTTCAGAAATATTATGATTTTTTAGATTTCTAGGCATACTCATTCTTATTCTTTTTTTCATTTTAGGTTGAGAACTATCATGTATAGATAGGACTTGTTTTGGGGTGTGAGCAAACTTTTGATAAGGTGGTAAAGTTTCACTATTTATTAAACCGAATAAACCAGCAATATCACTATGTAAATCTATTATACCGCTTTTTTCATTTTTCACTCCAAAAAGTGATTGATTAGGCTCTTCAGGATTTATTGTCATTTCATGTAAAAAATCCATGTAAGTTTCAGGAGAAATTGATAATCCACCTCTTTGAAAACCATGCGCCCAAAAGTTTTGTAATCCTTCTAAGCCGTGTTTAGTTTTATGAAAATGAGTTGCAGTATCACTATCCACTGATTCTTCAGTCGGGCCTTTTATTCTAGTAAAAGGTTGTAAATGATTTGATATATTTTTTTGTGTATCTCCTACACTAAAACCTTGCTCTAATTTTTTTTCTAAACTTTCAATGTGTTCTGCATCTATCAATGAGTTACCTAGTGAATTACCTAATAACTCATGAATTGGGTGTTTACCTTCATCCACAGCATAGTGTTTTTTCAAATCTTTTATACTACTTGTAGCATGGAAAGTTTCTCTCCTGTCTTTTACATTTCGATTGAAGGTTTTTAGAGCAGCATGAAGTAACTTTGCATCTACCCTTTTCATTTGAGCAAGTGGTAATCTTTTACCCTCATCATCTGTGAACATTTGATTTTTGAATGCACCACGCAACCCTTTTTGATAATTTTCTTTAACACCTTGCATTTCATAATCTGTTATGGGTAAAAAACTTAATGAGTTAGCATTTTTAATCCCCTGCTCGGCTGCGGGGTTTTCAAGAAAATCTTCTTGGTCGTACATGTTTTTATGTAATTTATCATTTATATTTTTAAGTAAAGATTCATTAAGAGATATTCGTTCATCTCCTTTACCTGTCTTTACCATTGTTTCTTTCATACCTGTGTTAAAGAAATGAACTCTTTTATCAGTATCAAAGTCACCAATTTCTTCTTTGTTTTCTCTATGTGCTTTAGTGTTAGGTAATGCTCTATCATGACTACCTATAGCCCACAACATTTCAGGCATAGCCCTTTTTGCTGCATTTCTTTTTAATCTAGCCATAGGCAACTTAACACCATCACTTAACGTAACATGTGATTGGTGAGATTCTTTTCCGTCACTTCGATGTTCTAATAAATGTTCAATAACTTTACTTCTATCTTTAGGTTCTAACCATTCTAAACCTAAATTATACCCTAACCATCCTAATTTATGAGAGTGGTTTTCTAAAACTCCTAGTGGGTATTTTTGTTTATCATAATGTTCAATTTCTCCCTCACCGTATTTACCTTTATTTTTATATTCTAAAAGATAATCTCTAGCATTTTCACTTTCTTTGAAACTACCGCCATTAATTAGTTTTTGAATATCAGCGTATAATCTATTATCTTGTAAATTACTCCCTTCGACTTCTTGATAGTCGTCACTAGTCCATTTATCAGCGGCCTCTTCAAAATGTTTATTTCTAACATCTTTATCTGTAGAGCCATTTTTAATCATTTCATCAACAGAGGCTCGGTTATCTTCTACCCATTTTTGATAAGCCCTTTCATATAATGTGTGTTCAAGAGCACCGTGTCCTTCACTGTGTTCACTTAAATCACCTAAATATTTCTTGTCTAATACCATATCTCCATTTTTTTTATGATGATTGTTATGCCTCATTTCTATTTCACCGTGAAGTTGTGAAAGCGGTGTGTCATCCTCACTAGACAAATAATAATTTTTTAATTTCTCAACAAACTCAGGATAACCGTGTTTAGAATTAGTTTTTAATAAAGGATGTAAAATGTTGGAAAAAGGATTGTCTCTATAACTAGATGAGTCTGTTACACTTTTAGGCCATCTAGAAATCATATCATCTGACACCACATGTTTTCCAGCCCATCTATGTTTAGCAGGGTACATTTTTGCTGGCCTTTGTATCATTTTCTCATCAATTGAAGCACTACTAACATCCTCGCGTTTCTTTCTTCTTTCTTGTTCTCTTTCATCTAATGGTAGACTTTCTTCTAATTCTTTGAATCTATCTAAATCTAAAATCTGTCTTTTAACATCTTCATCTTTCAAAATTAAAAGACTTTTATCAATGAAAAACCTATCAATGTAATTTTCTTCATAAACACCTTTATTGAATAAATTAATGATAGATAAAACATAATCATTCAATTCATGGTCTATATCTTCTTGTGCAAAGATAAAAGATTTTAACAAATTATCTCTTGCTTGAAGATGAATATTTTGGTCTGAATCCAAATCATTCACCTCCCTCCAATTGCGGGGTTCTGCCTAATAGAACAGGACAGCAAACTCCCACCCTGATTTTCAGGTGCTAAACATCCTGTGGATGTATTACCTCCGCATAGTTGACAATGTTCGGTGGTTGAAACCCCTTTCACAATACCAACTTTCACATTCATCCCTCAGTAAGATGGCCGATTGCGGCTGACTCATGAGGATTCATGTTAGGTGCAAGAGCATCTAAATTAACACTAAACTTCCTAGCACCTTTATTTGCAACATCATCTGAATCTAATAATGATTGATTAGTTTGATATTGAGCGTTGTAAGTTTGACCGCCTGTTTCAGACATAAATTGTACACCACCCGGTCTTGTATCAAATGATGTTGCTTTGTGATGCTCACCTTTTTTCATACTGCCGTATTTTTTCATACCGCAACCTGCTTTATTCATACAACCCATCTTATTCATTTTAGAGCCACACTCAGGGCAATTTTTACAACTACAACTACCATCAGGACACCCACATTTCGCCTTTTCTAAAGTATCTAATCTATTTGCTATACTTTGTGCTTTTTGTAACATAACGCTAACTTCATCGCTTACTTGTGTGAATCTCGGTCTACCCATCTAATACAACTCCTTTCTTTCTTCATAGTTTTCTGCCATTTCGTGAATCTCTTCCCATGACATTTTGTGAATCTCTTCATTACTGTATTCTTGTTGAGGTGATTTGAGTATTTGATTATTTTCAGGAGTAGAATTACCTCTAAAACCATCGGTGAGTGAAATCTCAGTCATTGGGGTTCTCATAGTAACATAACCTGCTTTCTTAAGGATTTTATGTGGAGAGTTCATTTCTCTTTCCATAGACTGCATTCTTTCATCCATGCTTTCCATTTTGTTAATGAGAGCATTCAAAAGTTTCTGAGCATTGTCAGAATCACCCTCACTCATTACACTCACTCCACTCTTCTACCGAATGTACCTGATACACTACGCATGTTAGTGTTAGTACGAGATGGAATTACTGTGCCTTTTAACACAGAACTTCTTTGACCTGTATCAAACTTACTTCCTCTTTCATTGTATTTTACAACAGGAACTCCACCTGCAAATTGATTAACACCAGCGTAATCTTCTACACTTTCGCTTTTACGGATTTCGCTTGTTAAATCATTCTGCATAAAATCTGCATATTTGAGTATTTCATTCAAATGATGTCTGCTACTTGCAGAATCATTGTCGTCTAAACTTTTACTAAGACTTTCAACATGTAAGGTAAGTTTTCTTGCCATTGGATTCATTTTCTGTAGTTCCATAATACCAACTCTGTTGTAGCCCACTATATACCCACTAATTAATTATGCCCCTTTCAAACGCCCTGCATCACCTAATTTCTTCTGATTCTGTTGGGCTATCGTAGGTTGTGGCCCTCTTTGTTGTACACTAGTTACAGGAGAACCTGCACCTACACTTGTTCTAGACTGAGGTGAGGCTGGCCCTCTATTTCTAATTCCAACTCCTTGACCGCCCGGATTTACAATTCCCGGTGGTAACGGCCCTCTTCCCGGTGGCATTCCCGGTGGCATTCCCGGTGGCATTCCCGGCGGCATACCTTGTGGTGGCATTCCCGGCGGCATTCCCGGCGGCATTCCCGGTGGCATTCCCGGCGGCATTCCGGGTTGTCCACCCGGCATTCCTTGTTGTGGGTCTACTTTTTTATAACTAAATCTAATATCTCTTTCACCTTCTTCCATGAGTTCAGGTTTATAGCCAAGCATCATCATTCTTTGAGCAAGGTTAACTTCCATCTCATCCCTTCTCAAACGAGTGATTTCATCTTCTTCTTCATTTGGATAAAGAGTTAATTTCCAATCTGTAACATTTAATTGTTTTAATATTCTAGGGAATAATACTTCTGTGTAAACTTTTTGTCCAAACTCAACTGCTCTATTAGTTACTAATATCTGCATACCTTCATTATTCAAACCACCGCTTTTACCATTATCAATCATGAAAATATTGCTAACACCATAAAAAGCAGACATTCTAGCACGAATCTCATCCCTTACAGCAATATATTGCATCTCATCTAATGTGTCCATAAACTTCACCCAATTGACACCCCCTCTTCCGGTGGAACTTTCAATACCAACTTTAGGTATGTAATGCGGGTCACGTTCCATTTTTTCATCTACAGATTTCCAAAAAGACTTCATAGATTCAAGATTATCTGTGGTAACTGAAATTATACCTTTTGGCGACCTTCTTTTTTGATATGCGGTATAGATATAATTATCCATAGCAGTAAGAGACATCGCTTGCCTCCACATAGTATTTACAGGAGACTTACCATATAGTTTACTCGGATTGTATTTACTAAGATGTATAACTTCACCTTCAATATAATATTGAGTTTTACCACTACCTGCCATATTGACATAGTGTACATCTTGCATTTCGTTTCCACACACTTCACAAGTTTCATTTTGACCGGGGTATGCAATTTGGTCACGATGTAATGCACAGACTTTGTACCTACCACCTCTTACACCTCTTTTATCAGAAACTATACGCATGAATATAGGGTCGCCACGAATAACTTCTTTGATTCTATAAAATGCTATTTCGCTAGTGTCAGGGTCTACATGATATTCTTTTATCAATATTAAAAACGCATCATCAACAATATTCAAATCATTCTCTATTTCATATAATATATGTAAGAAAGATTGTTCCATTGAGTTTTCTTGTTTTAACAACCATTTAGGATAAAGCATTTGTTCTACATCAGGTTCTCTCACCGGAGAGCCACATAACTTACAAGCATCAACGCTATCACTATATTCTTCACCACATGACACACAGCAAAATTGAAACCTCTTCTCCCAATAATAGCCCCGTCTAAACATCTCTTGAGTTAATTTTGATATTATTGTTCTTAAAACTAGATTTTCTTGAGCCACAGCATAAAGAGCAGGTAATGTGATTCCTTGTGCCATTACAGGTTCTTGTATTCCTGTAGTGTACAAGGGCATTGTAGGTTCAGGAGTTGAACGTCTACGGAACGGTTTTGAGAGATTTGTTAAGAAGCGAGTTATTCTACTATCATCTTCTGCCATTATAATCCCTCTCCCCATTTAGCAACAGTATCTGCTTGTACTCCCCACTCAGCGAGTAAGGCATCAGACTTGGATGTATCGTCAGACCAATTATTATATTTAACTAGTTTTTTGAGTTCTTCTTTTCTTAATTTATCATTTTCTTCTATGTAGGCTAACACCGCTTTGGCCTGTGTTTTTTTCATTTGTAAATGAGGTAATAAAGAAGTTAGTAATTTTCGTATATCTGCTTTAGAATAGAATTGCAAGCGGTGTTGACTTCTTTGACTATCTTTGTACACTTTTTGGTCTAATTGTAAACGGCCACAATCTAAAGTTTTTTGTAAATGTTCACAATGTATTCTTCCTCTAGCACCTGTTGCTATGAAACCTGCTCTTGGTTCTCCCCTCCCCGTGATACTAATGTACCCATCAGCATCTAAAAATCCAGCAGCATAAGCAAAAGGGTCTTTGAGAATCAAACCATGATTGTCTGCTTTTACAAACGTAGAACGTGTGTTACCTGTTAAAATATCTAATTCTTCACCATACATGGCTAGTAATTTTCCCAACTTTCCCACAGTCATACTTTTGGTAATATCTTTATTTTCATGTAAAGTTTGAAAAATTGCTTTAGATGTCATAGCACCTTTTTGTTCCAACATATAAGCACTTTTTTTCAAAACCTCTGTGTCTTTTTCATTCAACCTATCTATTTGGTGTAAAGTGGTTTTCCAAACTTTTTTCGCATCTTTCTTTTGTTGCATGGCTTTTACCCAAGAGTCTTTTTCATCTTGACCCCATACTCCTTCAAACTCATCAAGCATTTTGAGTATTTCATTAGATTGATTCCATTGAATACAGGCTCTTTGTAAAGTAACCTGTCTAGAATCACCAAACTTTCTTAGTGCTTTCATATCTCTTTCTGAAGGTGAAAAAGATTTTATTACATTTTTGTAATCTTCTAACCATGAATGCATTGTAATAGTTGAATCAAACTCTAAAGATTTAATTGTGCGAATGTCTCCAATTAAATCATCTATGTCATTCTTTTGACTCTTGTTGACTCTTCTATTTTTTCTTAATCTTTTTACAATGTCAGAAGCAGAACAACCCACATGTGTTTCAAACCAACCTTCCCCTGTTGTAGAAAAAAGTTCTGTCATCTCAATCTCTCTCATATTAAAGTAAAACTATTATTGTCATCTTCTATTATTGTTGTGTTATTCTTATATTTCATGGTATCATCCAACCCCCGCTGCTTCTCTTATTTTGGTTGCTGTCAAACCAATTTTCAAAGTTTTCCATGACATCATCAAGTAATACCACTTTACCCTTAAACTCTTTAGTAGCCCAATTAGCAAGTGCCAAACTCATCGCTAAGTCATCGTTTACACCAACACTTTCTAGTCTACCATTCTTTTGCATACCAAAACGATTCAATTCTTGTTCCACCCTGTGTGTATACTCACGGCTTCTTTCATTACCATACGGTAATTTAATTTGACCTTGTTCAAACGCGAGTAATAGAGACATGAAAAGCGATTCTTTTTTTGTTCTTGTTGTCATAAAGACCTTTATCGGCATATCCGAAGCCATTTCTCTCATTTCTGCTTCTAACATTCGTTGAAAATTGTTACCTTCTAATTCTATTAAATCAGGTTGAAACTTGTTATTTAGAATAACCATCATTCTTTTTTGTGCTAATGACGACATTCCCCTTTCATGGACAACGTGTACAATTTGTTTTACATCTTCATTTGGTAACATCCTCATTACAGTCATAGCGGTAAAATCAGCATTTTTATCAGAAGATATAGCAGGGTCATGTCCTATGAAATGTTGACCCCAAATACCATCAGGTTGCCCTTCTTCATTAAAATTAGTATCAGCCCTATCTAACAAAACCAAATCTTTGTCTCTAGCGGCTTCTAAAATATCCATAGGAAACATACTCGCTACATCATGAATCGGCTCACATAGATACTCACGGCTAAATTGTATCGCTGGCATAGATAAACGTCTTTGTTCCAAAGATTCTAAATCCCATCTCTCAGGCCAAAGAGCCTCTCCTTTCATATTTATAGCAGGGAAAGTTTCAACCAAAAATGTCTCTTTTTGTTCTAACTCTGCATATAAGTCATTGTAACTGAATGGTGTACCGACCATCATCAACCTAGAACTGTGGTGAAGAACAGGAAGTAAAACACCATAAAACCAATCGGCTGCTCTTTGTAATTCAGTACCTGTAGTACCCCATAGAATATCATCACAAACTACTACGTCAGGGTGGAAACCTCTAGTAGCACCACCAACCGACTTTGCCATGATACGAGAACCATTAGTCAACTCAAAATATGATTTAGCCCACGGTTTTCCTGATGTTGGTTTCAATTCACGAAGTATCTCAACAGTATCTATATTGCTTCTAATGAATCTCATATGTTCAAGAGTCTGTTCCATAGAGTGAGAAAAAATCATTATATGAGTGCCGGGATTGAATGCTGCTATCCATAAAGCATATGACATAAAAAATACAGATTTGCCGTGGTCGCGAGATGCTTTAACACAGTAGTATTGGTTTTCTTCTAAACCTTTATCCCAAGTTTCATGATGACCGCTGTAAAGC